GGTGCGATCGATCGTGCTGTTGGTGGACTCCCCCGGCGGCGCGGTGGGCGGCACGATGGCAGCAGCCTCGGCGGTGATGGCTGCCCGTGGTGTGAAGCCGATCGCCACCTATAGCGATGGGACCATGGCGAGTGCTGCCTACTGGGTGGGCTCTGCCGCTGATCGGGTCTATGTCAGCTCTGGCGTTGACCAAGTGGGCAGTATTGGCGTAGTGGCATCCCATGTGGACGTGTCGAAGCGTGAGGAGGCACTGGGCATCAAGACGACCGAGATCGTGGCAGGCAAGTTCAAGCGGATCTCCAGTCAGTACGGACCGCTCACCGAATCGGGCCGGCAGTCCATTCAGGATCAGGTGGATTACCTCTACTCCTTATTTGTCGGCGACATCGCCGCCCAGCGTGACGTCTCTGTTGATCAGGTGATTGCCAACATGGCCGACGGCCGGGTGTTCATTGGCCAGCAGGCGGTTGACGCAGGCTTGGTGGATGGGATCACTAGTCTGGATGGTGTAATCGCTGAAATGAACGATCGGGCGGCAACCGCTTCCCGGTTTTCCGCAACACTCACCCCTCCTTCGAAAATTCGTATGGACCACAACCAAGTAGCCGCCGATTGGGCGGCTGAAAATCCAGAGGCTGCGGCAGTGCTGCGGACCGAAGGCGCGGCTGGTGAACGTGACCGCATTGCCGCGGTTCGGGCTCAGGCGCTGCCTGGGCATGAAGGCCTGATTGAGCGCTTGGCGGCCGATGGGCAGACCACCGGCCCCGAGGCTGCCGTGCAGGTGATTGCCGCTGATCGCGTGCGCCAGCAGGGCATTGCTCAGGCCCGCCTAAATGATGCCATTGACGCCGTACCCCAGGCCGCTGCTCCTGCTCTTGAGGAACCAGTATCAGACCCCCGACTGGGAGCCAATGGCGTGATCGATGCACGTACCAACGCTGCCGCCCTTGACGCTGCCGCCAAGGCTTACCAGGCGGCTCACCCCGGCACCGACTATCTCGCCGCCGTCAAGGCGGTTCAATCCACCAACGGAGGTAACTGATCATGGCTGTAGGAGAAACCACCCTGCTGCAGAAGGCCGTCACGCTCTCTGCAACTGCAACCCAGTACCGGGGCGTCCTGCTTACCGGCGCGGCTGTTTCTGCCGCTGGCAACGGCTACCCCTGCGCCACCGGCGGCGCCAGCGGCGACACTGTGCCCGTGGTGCTAATGGGCGTGGCAATCGGCGAAGCCGGTGCTGCCGTCACCGCTGGCGCCTTGCTTGAGTTCGACTCGTCCGGCAGGTTCGTCACCCGTTCCGCCGGCGTGTCCGTGGCCCGCGCCCTGAGCTCCGCTTCTGGCGCCGGATCAACGCTTGAAGTTTTTGTAATCCCCAACTGAGGTAACCCCGATGCCACAACTCACTTCTTCTCAGGCTCGGGTTATCAACCCAGTCTTGAGCACCATTGCCCAAGGCATTCAACAGAACGATCTGGTAGGCAACTTCCTGTTTCCTCCTGTTGACGTTCCCCTTCGCGGTGGCCAGATCCTGACCTTTGGCCGGGAAGCCTTTATGCAGTATTTCGGTCTCAACCGCGCTCCCGGAACTGCCACTCCTCGAGTGCAGTTTGGCTACAGCGGCTCAACCTACGCCCTGGTGGACTATTCCATTGAAGGCAAGGTTCCCGTTGAGATCCAAGAGGAAGCCATGAATTCCAGCTTTTCCCTGGATCACGCCGCCGTCGCCATCAATGGCGCCAGTCGGATTCTCCAGCTGCGACTGGAAATTGCTCAGGCCACCTTGGCTACCACCCTCGCCAACCACGCAACCAGCAACCGGGTCACCCTATCTGGAACCGCCCAATGGTCTGATCAGACTTCCGGTGTTAGCAACCCACTGGCTGCTATTGAGACCGGCAAGGAGGCTATCCGCGCTGGCATCGGCCGCCGCCCCACCGTGGGTGTTATGGGCCCTGCTGTATGGGCTTCGCTGAAGTACCACCCGATCCTGAAGGACTACACCAAGTACACCGGCCGCGAGGTTGCCACCCTGGACATTTTGTCGGAGCTTACCGGGATCCCCAACTGGTACGTCGGCGACGCTGTGTTCTCCAACGACACCGGCACCACGCTAAGCGACTGCTGGGGTAAGGACGTGGTTCTGGCCTATACCGAAACGGCCGGCGTCGCCAACTATGGCGCCCCGACTTTCGGTTACACCTACAACCTGTCGGGCTATCCGCTGGCTGAGGAGCCCTACATGGAGCGCAACTCCAAGTCTCAGTTCTTCCCCGTTACGCGGGCTGAGGCTCCTGTAATCGCTGGTCAGCTGGCTGGCTACCTGATCAAATCCGCTGTGGCCTGATGGAGAGTTACCGGATCCTGCTGGGACCGATCAATAACGGTGCTGCCATCCATGAGGAAGGCGGCACCATTTCTCTCACCGCAGCAGAAGCAGCTCCCATGGTGGAGCTGGGCATCATTGATCATGCCCCCGTCAAAGAGTTGAAAACCCGCAAGCCCGCTGGCTGATGGCCTTCGCCGAGGATCTCAGTGTCTTTCTTGACCTTGATGGCTTCGGCGTTCCTGTGAGCACCGGAGCCGTTTCTGGAGTGGGGATCCTCGACCTCAACTCCGAGCTCATCCTCGGCGGCATGATCAACACAATTGATTACATGCTGACCGTCCCCACGGCTACTTTTGGCGGCCTGGGCTATGGCGATGCCATCACGGTTGACGGCCAGTCTTACAAAGTGGAAACTCAGCCGATGAGGTTTGACGACGGCACCTTCTGCCGGGTGTCGCTGGAGAAGATTGAGGCCGTGGCCACCTACCTGGTGACGCTGAGCGGCCTGCGGATCACGACCCTCGACAACAGACAGCTCCGCATTCTGTAGGTATGGCTGAAACCACGATTACAGGCCTACCGAACGCCACGACCCCGCTCGATGGAACTGAGCGGGTGCCGATGGATCAGGCTGGGGCGACGAAGGACGCCACCACCCAAGATATTGCGAATCTGGCCGGCGCGGCGATCAGCAGTGCGGTCGCCGCCCACGTAGCCGCTGCAGACCCCCATCCCGGCTACCTGACCCAGGCCGAAGGAGACTCTCGATACAGGCAATCGGCCACTGCGCTGACCGATGACGACATCCCTGCAGGCATCGCCAGGGACAGTGAGGTAGCGTCAGCGATCAGCACCCACGTTGCCGCAGCCGATCCCCACTCTCAATACTTGACCCAAGCGGAGGGCGACGGCCGATACCGGCAATCGGCCACGGCGCTGAGCGATTCGGACATCCCTGCAGGGATCGCCAGAGACTCGGAGGTGGCAGCGGCAATCGGAGCGCATGAGGCAGCAGCCGACCCGCATCCTGGCTACCTGACTGCCGCCGAGGGAAACGCTGCCTACGAAGCCGCTGGGGCTGTCGCTGCCCACGTTGCCGCAGCCGACCCGCACACGCAATATGTGCAGCCTGGAGACAGCCCATCATTTACCGGCCTCACCATCACCGGCACGGCGCCGGTCGCCATCCCCCACATCCACGGCAGCATCGCCGGCAACTTTTATGTTCACGTCAAAAACACCAGCGGCGGCCCCCTAGCGGCGGGCACGGCGGTCTATGCGACTGGCAGCGTAGGCGACACCGATCGGATCACGGTGGCGGCCTGCGACCCGACCGATCCGCTCAAAATGCCGGCGATCGCCGTGCTGGAGACCACCCTTGCCAACAACGACCCCGGCGATGCCGTGGTACTGGGCGAGCTGAGGCCGATAAACACGGCGGCGTATACGTTGGGCGCCGAGTTGTACGTCGGCGCTGCTGGCGCCCTGGTGGCCACGCTCCCGGCCAGTGGCATCGTGCAGCGCATCGGCGTTGTGGCGCGGGTGCAGTCCAACACCGGCACGATCGTGGTGGGGATCGGCCCGGAGATGGCCCGGGTGGGATTCACTGGGGCATATGGAGACCTAGGCGGTCTGCCCCCGCTGGGCACGGCAGCAGCAGCAGCTAGCACGGACTTCGCCCCCGCAGCGCAGGGTGTGACCAACGGCAACAGCCACAACCACGACGGCGGCGATGGGGCGCAGATCGCTTACAACAGCCTGTCGGGGTTGCCCGGAGTAGTCTCCCCGTCTTCGGATGGCTTGGCGCCGGCCAGGTCGTTTTCGACGATCACCTACGGCGCGACGGTGGCGTTGGACTTCGCCAGCCTCGATGCCCAGTACCGGACGATCAGCCTCACCGGGAATCTGGTGCTGACCACCAGCAACCTGGCCAATGGGCGGACGCTGGTGATTCGGCTGGTGGCCGATGCCAACCAGCGCACGCTCACGTTCCCGACTGTTTGGAAGTTCCTGGGCACCAAGCCCGCGAACATCGCCGCGTCGAAGGTGGGCGTGCTCAGCATCACCGCATTTGGAACCACCAACGATGACGTGGTGGCGGCCTACGCCGTGCAGAGCTGATGATGAGCACCCTGATCCGCCTCAACCCGCTCCGCTGGCCGTATTCGCTGGGCCAGCTCCGCACCGATGAGCCCGCCCGATCGTTCTCGGCGGCGCCGAGTGATGCTGAGCTGGCGCACTACGGCGTGTTCCGCGTGGCGCCGCAGCCTCAGCCTCAGCCCAACCCCGCCACCCATCGCGTGGTGGAGGCTC